AGTGCCGCCTACTAGATCCACATAGCGTTTAACAAGAATTCTTGTTAAACGATATTATCAGTATTTTGTAGAATACAAGAATTCATCTGCAAACGTCGATGATGAAATATACGTTATACGCCAAGGGAAGCGTATCAATTATTCTGAAATTGCCGTTCAGATTTAGCCTTGCGGTCATTCATTTTTCCTGATAACTTGTTAGAATTACGGTGGGCATATTATGTTGTTAGGAGGGCTCACCGTGGAAACAATCGAACAAACCGTACATCAATTCCTGGATGAAATGCATCGTGTAGGATATGGTACAGACAGATTGAAAACTGCTGCATCCGTATTGGAACGATTATGTGCATATCATACGACGGCAAATTGTCCTTACCTGGACAAGCAACTAACAGAGCGATACATTGACAGCCTTCGTGAGAGGTTGGATTATAGCCCCACTGGACAACGATACGCACAAGAGCAAATCGTGATCATCAAGATTTTTCTTGGCTTCGTTGATTCTGGAAAAATCACAGAAATAAGGTATATATTGCCCAAAATACCTGTCCCTGTTGAGTTTGCTAAAGTCATAGACGAATATATCGACGAAGCAGCTGTCACCCCTAGCCAAAGGAAAAGCAGATCTTGGGCTCCGAGACGATATGCCTTCTGGCTTTCTCAACACGGTGTCACATCATTTCATGAGGTAACAATTGCCAATCTTAGAGCATATATCATCGACGAGAACGCGAATCTAAAGAGCAAAACCATCCCATCTTTGCGCGTAGAAATGCGCAAATTCCATATATGGCTTCATAAAAACGGATACATCGAAAGCACATATGAGGAATTATTTGACTTTCAGGCAGCGATAAAGAACAAGATTCATCCTGCTGCTCCGCCAGACGATGTAGCAAAAGCTATTGCTCAAATAGATCGTTCAACAGCAATGGGCAAAAGAGATTATGCTGCTATTATGCTCGGGGTAGTACTCGGACTGAGGGGCTGTGACGTCCGAGCGCTGCAGTTGACTGACATTAATTGGCGCGAAGGCGAAATACGGATTTCTCAGAGCAAAACCGGGAAACCGCTTGCTCTTCCATTGACAGGCGATGTTGGCGAAGCATTAAGAGACTACATTCTTAATGGACGCCCACATTTTGACGACCCACATGTGTTCCTCCGTCATAAGCCACCAATTGGCCCAATAAAATCGGGCGGCACTTTCGGTGGTGCATATACGCAATATATGAGAATGGCGGGGCTGGACGGCCCCGGAGGATTTTACCAACTCCGCAGGGCAGAAGGAAAAAACCTTGTAGTATCTGGCACACCCGTCACTACCGTAGCCCAGATCCTTGGCCATACCGATATTGCCAATACAAAGCAGTATATTTCTTTGGATACGGCTTCCCTCAAGATTTGTGCTCTGAGCTTCGACGGTATTGAACCAAGGGGGTGGAAGCTGTGAACTACATTTTCCAAAGCTGCTACCAGAATGCCATGAATGGATATTCGGAGTTCCGAAAAGCCTTGGGATTCTCAGCTGAAGCGAGTCTAACATATCTCCGTCGCTTTGACAGATATTGTGCTGGCAATGAAATCACCTCTGATTCTCTGACCAAAGAAATTGTTGATGCATGGTTGAAAGATGAGCAGGAAAAAGGCTACATTGATATGTGCGGAAGGGCAAGGATCATGCGGACTTTCGCAAAATATCTTAGAGGAACTGGCGTATCTGCTTATATTCTCCCTCCATACTTATACCGTGACAAACGAACTTTTGTTCCTTACGTCATGTCAACAAACGAACTCGCTGCCTTCTTCGATGCAGCAGACAGGCTTGAATCCTGGCATTGTGGGGATCGCTTTGTATCATACGTTGCTCCTGTCATTTTCCGATTGCTGTTTACGTCAGGATTGCGGCCACAGGAAGCATGTAACCTGGTGGATTCCGATGTTAATCTTGACAATGCTGAAATCCTTATCAGGGTCAACAAACGCAGAAAAGAGCGAATCGTCATTGTTTCGGACGATATGCTCCGGCTATTGAATGAATATGTCGCCCATAGAACGAACATTTTTGTCAGAACTCCGTACTTTTTTCCCAGGATTGACGGGAGAATGTACACTGCCCAGCAATTAGGCGCCGTCTGTGATCGCTGTTGGGAAATGGCGAATCCGGATCTTGACCCCAGTCTTCTTCCTCCATTGCGTCCATATGATTTCAGGCATACATTTGCCTCGACTGTACTTCAAAAATGGATAAATGAAGGTATTGACCTTTTTACGATGCTGCCATATCTCAGAACATATATGGGGCATGAACATTTTGAAGATACAGCGTACTATATCCATATCTTGCCTGAACGGCTTTCAGCATCGCCAGGTGTTAATTGGGATGCCATTGATGCGGCTGCACCGGAGGTGTCGATATGGGACTGAAGAAAAATGATTTATTCTCGATTACCCTGGATTATTTCAAATCATACCTTCCTTATATGAGAAAGTGCAGTCCCGCAACGATTCGTACATACCAGATTGCCATGGAACAATACCTTGATTATTTGAAGGAACAAAACGGCGTTATGCTATATAAGGTGACCATGTCCATGATGGACAGAAAATCGATGATCTCTTATCTTGACTACCTTGAGAAGGAGCAGGGATGTTCTGTCTCAACAAGAAATCACCGCAGAGCATGTATTAGGGCATTTTTAAAGTATGCAGCTACGTGTAACATTGAAGCCGCAGGTATTTGGAATGAGATTCAATCTGTGCCCAAATCCAGCGAGGCCAAGAAACCGGTCGATTATCTTACTGTAAAGGCAGTAGAAGCAATTATTGCACAGCCGGATGTTACAACGCGGAAAGGAAAGAGAGACGCTTTCCTTCTGCTGTTTCTGTACCAGACGGGCGCAAGAGTTCAGGAACTTGTCGATGTACGGATTTGCGATCTTGCCCTGGATAGCAGAAACATTGTGACTTTACATGGCAAAGGATCGAAAACAAGGGCGATCCCTATGCGGGAGAAGCTCGTTGAGCATCTAAAAAAATATCTCCAGATGTTTCACCCCGACGTGAATTTGTATTCGACAGATACACTATTCTATTCCGTGCATAAGAGTCAGCATTCAAGAATGACAGAAGACAATGTCAGAAAGCTTGTCAGGGAATACGGGAATAGAGCCCGTGCAAAAGAACCTTCTATTCCTGAAAATGTTCATCCTCATATGTTCCGCCATTCAATAGCTATGCATCTTTACCAGAACGGTGTAGCATTACCGCTCATTTCTCAGTGGCTTGGTCATTCGAGGCTCGAAACCACCCTCATCTATGCGTATGCAGACACCGAGCAAAAACGTAAAGCCATTGAAAAAGCAATTCCTGAGGACAGCACCCTCAAAGCATTCTTGAACTCAGAACGGTATCGTCTCGATGATGATGACCTGATTAAGCAACTGTACGGTCTGAAATAGCCCAACAAGTTTACAGGAAAAATGGAAATAGAATTCCTTCATTGGATTTCTATTTCCTTTTTGATTTCCGCATAATTAATCTTTCTTCCGTCCCGGATCACGTATATCTCTGGTTCCGATTTCTTGTATTCTACAAAATACTGATAATAGCGCCGGAGGATGACAGAGGCGTATTTCGGATCAAGCTCCATCATGTAGCAGATACGGTTCAGCTGCTCGCAGGCCATCAGTGTGGAGCCGGAGCCGCCGAAGGTATCAATTACCACAGCATTCTCCTGAGAGGAGTTCTGGATCGGATAGCCCAGAAGGTCAAGCGGCTTACTGGTCGGGTGATCCTTATTGCGCTTTGGCTTGTCGTAATTCCAGATGGTCGTCTGCTTGCGGTCGGAATACCACGGGTGCTTGCCGTTTTGCAAAAATCCGTAGAGCACCGGCTCATGCTGCCACTGATAATCGGAGCGACCGAGCACGAGGGAGTTCTTCACCCAGATACACACACCGGCAAGGTGGAAGCCTGCGTCAATGAATGCCTTCCTGAAGGTGAGCCCTTCGGTATCAGCGTGGAAGCAGTAGGCGGCTCCGCCTTTTTCGAGGTGGTCGGCCATGTTCTTAAACGCGGCCAGCAGGAATTTATAAAACTCCTCGCCCTTTAAGCTGTCGTTCTGGATCGTAAGACCGTCCGAGGCTTTGAAGGAAACGCCGTATGGCGGATCTGTCAGGACAAGGTTTGCTTTCTTGCCGTCCATGAGCTTTTCCACGTCCTCCGGAGAGGTGGCGTCGCCGCACATCACTCTATGCCTGCCGACTGTCCAGATGTCGCCGGGCTCCACAAAGGAAGCCTTCTCCAAAGCAGCAGTCAAGTCAAAGTCATCATCGGCGATATCTTTTTCATTTCCGGTGCCGAGCAGTTTATCCAGCTCACCAGCATCGAAGCCGAGGAGGGATAGGTCAAAGGACTGATCCTGCAGGTCGGATAACTCGACCGACAGCATTTCCTCATCCCAGCCTGCATTGAGCGCCAGCTGATTGTCCGCAAGGATATATGCACGCTTTTGTGCTTCCGTCAGGTTCTCGGCAAAGACGCAGGGCACAGTTTCATAGCCTTCCTCGCGGGCAGCCGTAATACGTCCGTGACCGACGAGGATGTTATAGTCCGCGTCGATGACCGCAGGGCTGACAAAACCGAACTCCCTGAGAGAAGCGCGGAGCTGTGCGATCTGTTCCTTACTATGCGTCCGGGCATTCCGGGCATAGGGCACCAGCTTGTCGATAGGTACCTGTTCCAATTTCTGTGTGTTCATTTACATATTCCTCCTGCTACGAAGCAGCTGTTCCATCACGCTGTCCTGCGGGCTGCCCTCAAAGGGCTCGGTGCAGTTCTGCTTCACAATGTCGTAAATCTCATACCAGAGCAGGTTGGCCTGCTTCTGAAAGTTCATGAGTAGCTGTGTAAAAGGACTCGCAATCGCAGCGCCGGTGGTCGGGTGTTTTCCGAGCATGCCGTATTTGCTGACGGCCTCGGAGCACTGGATGTATCGGGCAAAGGCCTCGGAGTAGCTTTCGAGCAGGCGCTTGTTTACCAGACGCTCGCAGCCGCGTTCCTTGAGCCACAGCCATGTTTCCTTATAGATTTCATCTGCGCCGAGGGGCTTGCCGTCCTTCTGCTGGGCGGAGAGG